CCTTTTAAACGCACGGTCGGCGAAGCCGACCGTCCGTCACCTCTCCTTTGTCCCCCGCTATATGGATCCAACAGTCGCATCGAGTTCGAAGGTTAGAGAACGGTTTGGAAAAGGTGGCAACACAAAACGCACCAAAAGGTATAAAAGAAAATCAAATAGACGAAACAAAAAGAATACTAGATATTCATTACGAAATACAATCAAACATCGTAAGACACGTCGTCGCAACTAAATCACCAATAAAATAATCTAATACTAATTCAGTATATTACATTATTATTTCATTCCATTCCATTTCATCCCACTAAACAATCCAAAAATCGCATTACCCCGTAATGAACACCCTCCTCCCCTCCGCCACCCAAGACAACACCGACACCCTCGCCAAATACGTAGTTTTAGGCGTATTCCTCATTCTCGCGCTCGTCACCATCCAGTATATTTTCCGCAACCATATCGGCATGATCGAAGGACTTACCAATCGAAAATCCAAAACGACCGACCCCCTCGAAGACGAGAATGACGGCGACATCATCACCATCGCCAAGCGCCAAGAAGAACATACCACAAAAACCCAAAAATCCCTGAATATGGACTCGCATTACAACCATTACAACAAAATCATCGAAAATATGGACGAGTGGGTCAATGCGAAGATCGTCAATTCTCTCAAGAACGTCTCTCGGGAAGTGCACGGCGAAGGGAAAATGGAGGACATCGTCCGACATATGAATGAACTAAACACGATGAATAAGTTCAAGGTTACGCTAGAGGAGTGTGCAAGGTATATCGACACGAAATAAACTTTACAACGTTCCATTGACGACAACATAATATAACGAAAGTGTAATTGCCGATCCGCTGAGGATATGCCAAACAGAATGCAAAGGCGTATACCCCATCCGATCCATTAAAAAACACAATACCCCCACCGATATCAATGAAAATACAACTGCACCATAATACCCTTTCATTTTTATACATGACAAGGTAGCCAACGACCATGGTTTATCCGGCAATACGCGCGGTGTTTTATGTATTTTCTCCCTTTCCGACTCGCCCACTTCTTCGACCTTTTTGATCATTTCATCCATGAGTATATCATTATAAGGGCATTCCCGGTAGCACATTGCGCCATCATAGTCCCATGATACAGTCGTTTCAGTTCTTCCATCGTTGCTTTGAAACACTTCCCAGTAATCTCCTCCATCACCGAACCCTCGTTGCTCACTGCGTAACCATTTTCCAGCGTATACAAACGCCTTATTCGTAAAATACCGCCAATCATTTCGCACTAGATGTGGAATATACTCCCACGACTTCCGTGTCGCATACGTGTATTCATACCGTTTCTCGGGTGAGAATCTACCATCCGGGGGTGGCAATCGAAAACATTCGATTTCTTCGGGATGCTGTCTTGTTGTCGTCACAATAACCATTATGAATATATGAATATATGAATATATGAATATTATACGAGTTACTACTCTACGCTGCGCATTTTGCCTATTTCAACATCTTTTCCTCGACCACGTGATATCGCATCACCGGCGTATCTTGCGCTCCTGTATTTATCATTTGCGAGTGGAACCTTCATTGGAACTAATGCAGAAGTATCTGAACGTGCAGCATCTGGGCGCGTGCGGTCAATATATGCACCGGAATCTACGACCGACTCAGAGTAGCGAATACCGCCCCAATTTGAGTCCATTGGATTATCGCTATACGTCATTGTGAGTTCTTTCGCGCGAAATGCAGCATCTTGAGAAGTATAATCCCCTATATTAAAATTAAGAGGATCATAACCATCATACATTTGATTATTAAAAGGAGGATTATCGCGGGATGCGTCCATTAATTCAACAAGCGCGGCAGGCGCTGGTGAATACGGGACATTGGGAGAAAGTCCGCCTTGTAGGTCGGTAGGGGAGGGGCGCATTTTGTATACTGCATTGCCTTGAGAGTCATAAGAAAACTGGAGGAATAGCACCGGACAACGAATACCGCGTCCCTGTAACCACTCCATAAATTCGGAATAATCTTCTAAATTCTTAAATCGGATGGGGTTTACGCCAGGGATCTTTTCAACTTTTGAATTATAAAGGAATATTTCGTTACCGTGTTGTATTAAGATATTTGGGCAACGATCGGTATTCATGGAATCGAAATTACGAGTTTCTCCATTTCCATTTGCATTGTCAAACCCTTCTTGTTTCTTCGCGTTTGCTTTGGTTCTCGAAAGTTGAGCGTTGGGTTCAATATTAACAAATCCTTCAGGAAGGACTGCCTTTGACGGCGTGTTATATGTAATATACGCCCCGATCAAAAATAAAATAATAACCACTACGGGAAGTGTATACCGTCTGATATCTTCTAGTTTTTTAATCACGCTAACCTCTTTTATAATACTTGCTGCATTTTCGCCGAAATACTTATACATGTTGAGTGTATCTATATATTATGCGGATAATATTAGAATATGTAAAGTCAATAGAATTATCGAATGGATATATAAATGATACAAATCATCAATGTTAAAGAGAATAAGAATATAGAACGATTCAATGCGATTGCAAAACATGCACACGATCATCCGGATACACACGGTCTGTTGGTTAAAATTTATGCGGATTGGTGCGGACATTGCCGGGTTATGAAACACGATTGGAATCGTTTAATGCATGAATTAAAGACGAATTACCGGTGTAAAAAACAAGGTTGTGTTCTGACAATTGCCAATATTCGCGCTGTAAATCTGGAACCCAATGATCCAGTTATTCAAAATATCAAATACATACCTAAAGATATAAAAGGAATTCCGTCGATTATGTATATTTCGAAAGGAACACGAGGTTTAGAATATTCTAAAGAACGGACTTATGCAGAAATGTTGAATTGGATCATATCGCATCCGGACTTTGGGTTGGTGCGTAAAGAAGCGTATGAACACGGACACGGACATTCCAAAATACTACGAGGCGTCACCAAAAAAGCGCGAATCAAATTTAGAGACTTTCATCGAGACACACTGAAGCAATTTCATGAAAAAATGAAACAACAACATAAAAAAAGCGTGAAATCGCGAACACCAACACCAGTTGCGAATGCAGCGCATCATCAAACAAAGAATGGATATAAACCGGCGTATCTAGAATAAATGATGTAATTTATTCTTTTCGTAATATATACTTCGTTCTCTAATTTAGCAACTATGTTTTCAAATATTGCAATGTGTCCTATGGCGTCATTGATTTTGATCTTGATCATTGTTGCTAATATATTGGATCTGTATTTGATTATTGTTTTTAATTTTTATTTTAGCAATACTATAATTTTAATGTTTACTCTATTGTTTATGTTAATTTTAATCCTATTTTTGATTTGGTTAGCCAATAAGACATGTGATAATTATAAATGGGTTTCATGGTTGATTTTACTGTATTTGGTTGGGAGCATAATAAACACAATCATCTTAATATTTAATCCGGAAAAACGTGAGGAAGAACGGGCTAGTTTCGGATTAACTAGTGAGAACGCTAATGCTAACCGCACGTAGAAAAATAATGACATAATAATAAATCACGCTTATTTATTTTTTTGTTCATCTATATTATAATCAGAGTCATTGTAATCAAATGCTATCTAACGTCGCGGTATGTCCATTAGCCTCATTCATATTGATATTAGTTATCATTATCAATATTCTGGATATATATTTAGTAGGATTTCAGTTTGCAATTATTGTGACAAATATCCTTATTTCCATTTTCTTTGTTTGGGTTGCAAATAAGACATGTGACAAGTATCACTGGGTCTCATGGTTGATCACTGTATATTTTGTGATATGTATCATTGGTGGATTTGCATTGATTCTCACACCATCTGCTGCAGGAACTAATCAACGTGAAGGATTTGTCGAAGGAGCAACTGGATCTAAGAAAGACAAGAAAGACAAGAAAGACAAGAAAGAAACGAATACAGAACAAGAAGAAGAAGAGGAAGAATAATATATCATTCCATATTCAATTTTATAACTTACCGGTATAAAATTGAAATAAAGAATAGATGAACTATTCTACACAAAGAACCGAGAACCGAGAAGAGAATGAAAAAATTCAAAATTATTAAGAAACCTCATCAACCGGTGGATGAAATGAATAATCCGTCGTTTCGTCTCATCGATTTTAATGTATACGACTGTGTTCTTGATACAAATACGCATTCGTCGGCGTCGTCATCGTCAGAAAATGGAAGTAGCGGTGGTGATGATAGTTCAGTTGCGTCTTCCGGAAGCAGTAACGCGCGAAGAGGGTGCACCGCCATCGACTCAAACGAGTTTCGCATTCAAATGTTCGGCGTGAATGAAAAAGGCGAAACCTGTTCCATATTTGTAGATGACTACCACCCCTTCTTCTATATCAAAGTTGCCGATCACTGGACCAATACCACAAAATCCGCGTTCATCCGCGATATAAAAAAGAACTTAAAGAGCAAATTTTTCGAAAACAGTATTCTTGCGGAAAAATGTGAAATCGTGGAGAAGCGCAAGTTATACGGATTCGATGGTGGGAAGAATCACAAGTTCGTCCTTCTGGTGTTTAAGAATACAACAGTTATGAACCGCGTGAAGAACCTGTGGTTTCATGACATATATACACCGCGAGATGGAAAGACGCGCGCGCTGAAACCCGATGGTTACCTCTTTGCGAATACGCACACGACCATCTACGAAGCCAATATTCCGCCTATCTTGCGTTTCTTCCATATCCGGAAAATAAGTCCCTCTGGTTGGGTGACCTTCTCCACGAAGAAGACGCGCATCATCGAAAAGTATACGACAACCTGCCAATATGAATACAGACTGTCATTTGAAGACATCATTCCCCAGAATGAAAAGGAGACGGTCGTCCCGTATAAAATATGCAGTTTTGATATTGAGGCCAGCAGTAGTCACGGTGATTTCCCCATCCCCGTCAAATCGTATAAGAAGTTGGCGACGAATATTGTCGACGCGGCGCTGGCGAAGCACTCCGTGTCGGACGAAATAACCGAAGATGACATTACACATATGATTTATACAGCGTTTCAGTATTCATACCAGAACCGAATCAAATATCCAGGTATTGAGACCATCTACACGAAACGTCGTCCTAAGGAAGCAGATATGGTGCGGTTATGCCGTCTTGTAATTTCAAAAGAACTCCGCCACCTTATCAAGCAAGAAATCGTCGCACAAGAGAACACGATCGAGCAGATCTTTATGCATATGGCAGAAACTGCAAAACAAGAAGCAGCTGCTGCGGTTGAAGCAAAGAAGGACGACCACGACGACGACAGTGATGATGGTAGTGACGATGAACCTAATAATGAAATAGACAACGAGGACGACGTTCCATTTACTACGACCATGACAAAGAAAGGTCCTGCGGCTGCTGCCGGCGGAAGATCAACGACCGATCTCTCGGTAAAACTCACCGCACTCATGAATAATCCAAAACATTCCCGTGAAACAAAAATCAGCATTGTGAGTGATACGCTTGGTTCAATCTTCCCCAAAGTCGAAGGCGACAAGGTCACATTTATCGGGTCGACATTCGTGAAATATGGTCAAAACGGCAATCTCCCATACTTGAACAATTGCATCGTTCTCAATACATGCGATGATCTCCATGACGAAGTGCCAAATTCGGAGATCGAAACATACACCACGGAGGCGGATGTTCTAGTTGCATGGACGCGCCTTATTCAGAAAGAGAATCCGGATATTATTATTGGGTATAATATATTCGGGTTTGATTACCAGTTCATGTTTCGGCGGGCAGTAGAGACTGGGTGCTATGAAGAGTTCCTGAAACTGTCTCGCAACAAGGACGAACTGTGTGCGAATGCGGGCGGCGGATACGTGAACCCACATACCGAAATAACTGCCGATAATGTTGCAATTGAGCAAACCAAGATCGCCCTCGCGAGTGGTCAATACGATCTCCATTTCATCAAAATGACGGGCAGACTCCAGGTGGATGTATATAATTATCTGCGCCGCGATTTCAATCTATCGTCGTATAAGTTAGACGACGTCTCTAGTTATTTCATAGGCGACGCAGTAAAAAGCGTGGAATACGACGCCGTTACCGAGACAACACGTATATTTTCCGGGAACTTACTCGGACTTGAAACGGGAAACTATGTCAAGTTCGAGCAGACAAACCATTCTACGGATGTATATAAAGACGGATTCAAGTTCAAGGTCGGCGAGGTGAATAGTTCAG